GGATAAGTTTTTTCCAGTGGCTTGGCGGTGGGTTCCCATGTGAAGTCAGCTTCATATTTTGCGGTCACAATTGTTAACAAATTGTTCATAAAATTATAACACGCAGTTCATTAAATTACAATACGGAGTTCATATTTTTACTGTATACTTTTAAATGTAGTCAAGAGAGGTAGAGAAAAAAGCAAGTCTAGACTACGAGAAAATAAACGAAAAGAGGAAACAAAAAATGAAAATGTACGAATTACAAAAATTAACTAGTGAAATTGAAGAAACAACAAACAGAAAAGTAAAATTGTTAGGCACTGTTTGCGCAGGGAAGCCAGTAGTACTTTTGTATTTTAATGATTGGTTGATTCATGTTTATTTTTTAGATGAATTATATCATGAAATAAATACATTGTCATTTGTAATTAATGGATTAGCATTTGGAGAAAAACCAGTTGAGTTTTAAACCGCCTGATGAGTCTTTGAAAATTAAGACGAAACATAGTGTTTCACGTGAAACATTATGTTGCGGTGTAAACCGAATAATAAAAATGAAAAGAGGAAACAAAAAATGAAGTACAGCAAAAACACAAAGTTGAACACAGTTTTGAATCAAATCGAAATTGATTTATTGCAACTCGGCAAGAATGAAATAGCACACTATATGCAAGATAACCCAAACGAACCAGATTATAACCTTGCGCAATATGGTAATATGTTAATTTTTTATTGTAATATTAGAAAAATGTATACTGACGCCGGTTATAAAATATTTGAGGAAAACAGAATACCTGATAATAAATTGTGGGAAATATACAAAAGGCAAGTTGGATATGTAGCAAGACAAATTATGAAAACTGCCTGATGAGTCTTTGAAAATTAAGACGAAACACCCGAAAGGGTGTTGCAGTAAATGAAAGTGGGTGTAATTATGATATTAAGAATTATGTTAAAAGACGAACGATTTAAAAAAGGATATCGTCAGGTTATAAAAGAGTTTAAAACATATTCAGATTTAACTAACTATTTGCAATTTAATAAGAATAGGATTTACGGACAAGTAAAAAAATACACTATCCTTGACAAAGGAAAAATTAAAGTAGGTGTTATAAAATGATTGATATTGATATTCACGAAATCAGATATACCTTAGATATACTTAAAATTCATTTCATGAAAAATTGTATAGACAATTGGTGGGAAATAGCAAATTTAGAGATAGTAGAAAAGCATTTGAATAATATTGAAGATGAAATAAATCGCCTGAAGAGTCTTTGAAAATTAAGACGAAACAATGTTTCACATGAAACATTGTAGCGATTCGCAAATATAAAAGAAAAGGAAGTAAGCAAAATGGTAAAATTTACAAGAACATTGACTTATTACAAATTTACTTGTTTAGTCAATGAGGGTGGAGAAGCAAAAGAAAAGGTTTTCAATGTTACAGAAAGTAACGAAAATAAAGCTAGAAAAGAGCTTTTGAAGTCTGTAAACAATTGCTTAGTCATGAAAACAGAGGAAGTTAAAGAAAAAAGGGAAATGACACTTGATGAATTTATCGCAAATTCTCATGTTGTCGAATAATTAAAAGGAGTGTATTAAAATGAGTAACGAATTGCAAATTAAAGAAAATGTATTGGATAACGGTTCACAAATGTTGGTATCATCTTTTAAAATGGATTCTATGGAAGATAGACTTAAAGTTTTAAAAGCAACGAATACACCTGACCACAGAATTAAGGATTTTGTAAATATGGAAATTACAATTAAAGATATTTACATTGAAACTGTAAATGTTTTGCAGGAAGAAAAAGACGAAAACGGTAAAGATATTTACCAAACCTGCCCACGAACTATTATAGTTGACGACAAGGGAGAAAGTTATGTTGCCGTTTCGTTCGGAGTATTTACAGCAGTAAAACGGATTGTTGAGTTGCTAGGTAATCCGCACGATTGGGAAAAACCGATTAAGTTTAAAGTAAAACAAATTACCAAAGGTGATAGAAGCATTTTGACTTTTGAACCAGTTGTAAAATAAAATAATTACTTATATCTTGTGTTTGATACAGTATAATATAAGGCGGACATTGAATCGCTGTCCGCCTTTAAAATTAGGTGATTATATGGATAATTTCAGTTATCAATTTAGTAATGATTTAAAATTTTATTTTTCAAACCCTCAACAACTAATTTATTTTAAGCAAAAAGTAGACAATAAAAAAGTAATATACAATTTGAAATATCGTTATAAAAAAAATTACGGTTTGAATATAACTGATGAAATGGCATATTTATTGTTGTATTCAAAAATTGTTAATGATTTTAAAATAGAGTGTTGTGGGGTGATTCTATGCCGAAAAGACACAGAGAATATAATCAATTTTCAAATGAAATCAATAAACAAGTTAAAAGATATAATGAAAAAATCAGAAGAATAAAAAATAAATATCCCGAACTAAAAAATTTATATAAAGATACACTAAAAACTAGTGAATTAAAAGATGTAATATTAACCGCTAAAGATTTAAAAAAATTAACATTATCAATAGATAAATTATTTATAAACGAAAATATTAAACCGATAAAAACTAAATCTGGATTAACTTTAAATAAATGGGCGATAGATGAATATAACAAAGATGTAAAAATTGTAAATAAATTAAAATTAAAAGAATTAGACATTATGTTAAAAACACCATTCAAAGGAACTGAATTTTCATATGCTCAAATGGGTGGGGATATTGGAAACGAATTACGTCCGATTAATAAAAAATATAATGAATATGATAAAGTAACAGATTTTAGAAAAATGTTAAAATCTGTACAATTTAGGAGTTTTCCTAGTTATAGTAAATACAGAAACAATTTATATAAAGATAATTTTATAAAATCATTATATCAAGTAGGTAGTGAATACATAGATGAATATGGAAATATACAAACAATAGATTTACAAGACGTTATTTCAAAAATTCCAGCGGAAAAATTTATTGATTTTCTAAGAAATATTGGTGAAGATTTACACTTAATTTTAAACGAAAATTATACAGTTTTGCAACAACGTGAAAGACTAACTGAACTTGTAGAACTAGTCAAAGGATTTGGGGTTGATGTTGTTTAGTGCTGACTTTGAAACTATAACAGACGAAAATGATTGTAGAGTATGGGCATGGGGAATATGTGATATACCATATACATTTGCAAATTTTGGTAATAGCATAGAGTCCTTTTTTGAACATTTAAAGACATTAAAAGAAAATTCAAAAATATATTTTCACAATCTCAAATTTGACGGTAGTTTTATTTTAAATTATCTATTATCAAATGGTTACACATGGGTAAAAGGAAAACAAGATTTAAAAATGAATACGTTTACCACTATGATATCTGAAGATATAAAATATTACAATATATCTTTTTATGTTAGCAAGAAAGTAAAGGTTGATATATACGATAGTTTAAAAATAATTAATTTAACAGTAGAACAGATTGCAAAATCTTTCGGTATGCCGTTTCAAAAAGAAGAAATTGATTATAACGAATATAGAAGCAAAGACCATATAATGACAGAGAAAGAAAAAAGTTATTTATTAAACGATATAAAGATAGTTGCAACAGCATTAGATTATTTCTTTGAACAAAATCTAAAGAAAATGACACAAGGTAGTAATGCTTTATATAACTACAAGCAAATTATAGGTGGTGAAAAACATTTCAGACAATTTTTTCCACAATTAGACGTTTCAATTGATAGTGACATAAGGAAATCATATAGAGGTGGATTTACATATTTAAATCCAAAATTTGCAGGCAAATTGATAAAAGAAGATGGATTTGTTATAGACTATAATAGTCTTTATCCTAGTGTTATGTTAATGAAACCTTTGCCGTATTCACAACCAGTATTTTTTCAAGGTCAATATGAATATGATAGATATTATCCTCTCTATATTCAGCATTTAAGAGCGCAATTTACTGTAAAAAAAGGTCACATTCCAACTATACAATTAAAAAACAATTTATCATTTATAGCGAACGAATACATAACAGACAGCGGTTTTGAATATCCTGATTTATATTTGACAAATGTTGATTTGTGTTTGTTTTATGAACATTACGATGTTTATAATATTGAGTTTATAGACGGTTGGAAGTTCAGAGCACAAAAAGGTATGTTTGATAAATATATAAACAAATGGAGTAAGGTTAAGGTAGAAAGTAAGCTACAAGGAAACAAAGGAATGACACTAATAGCTAAACTTTTGTTAAATTCATTATACGGAAAGTTTGGAACATCGCCAAAAGGAAGAAGTAAAAAACCAATATTAGAAAACGGAATATTAAAATTTGAAAAGTTAGAGGAAGAAGAACGGAAACCTGTTTATATTCCATGTGCTGTATTTATCACAGCATGGGCAAGAAATGAAACTATAAGAATGGCTCAGAAAATTCACGAAACAGGAAAATACATCTACAGTGATACTGATAGCATACACGCAATAGGTGATATACCTGATTTTATACCATTAGATAATGCAAAATTAGGTTATTGGAAACATGAATTTAATATAAAATATTGTAAATATTTACGTCAAAAATGCTATGTTGATTATGGAACAGAGCCAAATAGTATTAAATTAGAACGCAATATAACAGTTGCAGGATTACCTAAATCAGCAAAAAAGACTTTCACAATTAAAAAGTTTAATATCGGTAGTGTATATTCTGGTAAGCTACAACCGAAGCAAGTCAAGGGTGGTGTGATATTAAAAACCACAGACTTTACTATTAAAGGAAAGTGAAGTAAAATTCATGTTGACAAACTCAAACAAAAGGAGTATAATGAAAGGAGAGAAAGGGAAAAAGTCATGATATATCAATGTTGGAAACCGCGGTGAAGAACCGCCAACATGGATTGTCTAGGTGGTGCTAGATATCATTGACTTTTCCCAATCTTGTAAAATGGAATATTTTAATATAAATGATGTTTTATCACACAACAAATTATTTAACTTTATTGTTGGTGAACGTGGAAACGGAAAAACTTATGGCGCATTAGAATACGTTGTAAAACGTTATTTGAAATATGGCGAGGAATTTATATATTTGAGAAGATTTAAAACAGAGATTAAAAAAGTAAATTCTCTGTTCGAACCGTTGAAAATAAATAACACAAAATGGGAAATAACAGAAAAGAATAAATGTTTTTATATGAATGGTAAGTATATGGGATTTGCTCATGCCTTAACTCAATCTGTTGTACAAGCTAGTGTTGCCACACCTAAAGTGGGTACAATTATATTTGATGAATTTACCATGAAAGAGGGAACATATCATTATTTAAATAATGAAGTTGAAGATTATTTTTTACATTTTTGGTGTACCGTTGACAGGTTTAGAGGTGTTAAGGTAATATTTATAAGCAATGCTTATTCTGTAATTAATCCATATTTCACTTATTTTGGTATAAATTTTGATGAGGGAAATATATGGAAAAATGAGGATATTATAGCGATGAAAACAAATAGCGTTAAATATCGGGAGCAGATAAAACAAACACGTTCGGGTCAACTATTATCTAAAACGAATTACGGAAACTTTGCTTTAGATAATCAGTTTAAATTAGATAGCTATGATTTTATTGCAGAAAAAACTTCAAATGCTAGATACAAGTTTGATATGATTCTTGACGGGTTACAAGTAGGTGTTTGGTTTGATAACGAAAGTGGTTATTATTTTATAACAAATAAATATAGTTGTAATGGAACAAATTCAATTAAATTCGCATTAAGTAATACAGACTTAAAAGGTGCAACAATTTTTACTAAAAATGTACGTGGAATATTTCAGCTTGAAAATTTAGGAAAAATGTATCGTTATGGTAGAGTTTACTTTGAAGATTTGCAAATTAAAAAAGTTTATGAAAGTGTGATATCAAAATGGTAATAAACAGAAGAATGTATAATTATTCTAATCATTATTATGAAATGGGATTCACAATAAAGGAAGTAGGAACTTTCATTCATAAAATATTTGAATTACCATTAACAACTAGTAGAAGAATTGCAGAATATTGTATTTATTGTAAACAAGCTAATAAAGGATTTTGTCCAATTGATGTACAGGAGTTGATAAGATGAAAGATATTTTTTGTTTTTGTTGTGCTTGTGTAAGCAGTGCAATTTTATATCTGGTAGGTGACATAACAATGCCTTTCATAATTCTATTAATATTTATGTGTACTGATTATATAACAGGATTAATATTATCAGGTGTATTTAAAAAATCAAAGAAAACAGAATCAGGCGGTTTATCATCTGAAATTGGATTCAAAGGTTTGATTAAAAAAGTTTGTATTATAATTTGTGTGATAGTCGCTAATATGTTAGACTATGTGTTAAAAACAAATTATATTAGAAATGTTGTTATAATTTCATTCATTACAAACGAAGTCATTAGCATTATTGAAAACTTAGGATTAATCGGTGTAAAAATTCCTAAAGTTATCACAAATGCTATTGATATATTAAAAGGAAAAGAGGAAGATGAAAATGCAAAGATTGGGGATTGATTTATCCGAACATAACGGAGATTTCAAGAGTAGTCGATTAGACGATTTTGAATTTGTTATGATTCGGACAGGTTATGGAAGCATTAACAAGGACAAGCAAGAAGACAAACAAGTTTATAACAATGCCAAAAAATGTATCAAGGCAAAAATACCTTTCGGATTTTATCACTATACATATGCTCTTGATATTAAAATGGCAGAAGCAGAAGCAGATTTTTGTCTATCAATTGTTGACAAAATATCAAATCAAGGACATAGACCAATGTATCCTATTGCATTTGATATTGAGGATAAAAAACTTGACAAGCTAACGATTGCACAGCGCACAGATATTTGTATAGCCTTTTGCGACAAAATCGAAAAAGCAGGATATTATGCTGTGATTTATGCAAGTACAAGTTATTTTAAATCTAAGTTGGATTTGCAAAGATTAACAAGATTTGATAAGTGGCTTGCCGATTGGACAAAGAAAAAAGATGAAGATTTGCAAAAAATAATTCCTCATGGAATACGTCAATTTAAGGTTGACAGAAACGAAAACTTAGATTATAATTATGCTTATAAGGATTATCCAGATATTATAGGAAAAATGTATGGAATAAAAAAAGAGTTAAAAGTTGGCAGTGTTGTTAAGGTTCTTAAACCTATTATATATGGAACAAATAAAAAATTCAAACAATATTATGAATATTACGAAGTATTAAGTATTGGGAAAATTAGAAAGAACCGTATCGTAATAGGCAGAGATGGAATTACAACATCTGCAATTGATAAAAAATATTTAGAGGTGATTAAGTAATGACAATCGACGAATTATTCCAAACCATTGCAGAAAAGACTACAAACAACGAAAACATAAGTGTTGAACTAAATGATTTAATGACAAGTGTAAAATCGTTACAAGGAGTAAACACACAACAAGAGCAACAAATAAAGGATTTGCAAGACTATAATTCAAAATTAAAAGACGCTAATAGCAATTTGCTATTGTCAAAAGGGTTTGTTTCTAGATTTGAAAAAGAACCAGAACCAGAACCCGAAGAAGATAAACCTAGAAATATTAAAGATTTTATTAAATTTGATTAGGAGTGATTTTTTATGGGAGTTAATTTAGAAAATGGAGCAGAAGTAGTAAATACAGTAGTAGAGAATATGTCACCAACTTTAAGGGCGAGTATTCCACAAGCAACCTCAACTAATATTCAAGATGTAGGAAAACCGATTTTGCAGTGGAGTGAATTGGCTAATGCTTTTTACACTACTTTATTTAACCTAATTGGAATGACTTATGTTGAATACAGAAGTTATAAAAACCCACTTTCAATGTTCAAACGTGGTGATTCTATTTTAGGTAGTGATGTGAGAGAGATTGCTATTAATTTGCAGACAGAAAAAGATTACGATGTAAGCGGTAGTAGACTTTTGACAAATGAAGCACCAGATTTGAAAGTTGCTTATTATAGAGTAAATCGTCAAAAAGATTTTGAAGTTACCAATATTGAAAGCGAATTACAAATGGCATTTTCTAGTTGGGATAATTTCGGTACACTTGTAAGCAGAATTGTTGATAACCTTTATAGGTCAAACGAAGTTGCAGAGTATGAATGGACAAAGGGTACTATTTCAACCGCTATTAATGATGGTAATTTAACGGAAACACAACTTGCAATGCCGACTGATTCCGCAACTGCAAATGCATTTGTTAAGGCTGTCAAAACATTATCAGATAAATTTACTTTTTTCTCTACTGAATATAATGCTTATAACAAAATGGCAACAAGTGATTCTAAAAAATTCAAAACCTTTACACCTAAAGAGCAACAAGTTTTGATTGCAACCCCTGAAGTAATGGCAAGTATTGATGTAGATAGTTTGGCAACCGCTTTTAATCTGTCTAAAGTTGAATTTATGGGAAGAACAATTGTTGTAGATGATTTTGGTGGAACAGAGGATAAACCGATTACAGCATATGCAATGTTGTGTGATTCAGCATTTATTAAAATTTGGGATAAAACAAAGTATTTCAATACATTCGTAAATCCTGCTAACATGAGTGCAAAACACTTCTTCCATGTATGGCAAACTTATGGATATAGTCCATTTGCAAACGCTGTTTTATTCAAACCTGCTGAATAGTTTATGAAAGGAGATACGGAACATGACTTTTACACCAAATTCAAAGGTGCGGTTATGTTCCGTTCCTTTTAGCGATTATACTAATGTGTTAAGTTTTGGCAGTAATGATGAAGCTAGAGCAAATTATTTTATCAGTAAAACTGTTTATAACTTAACCGATGTTAATGGTTATAGTTACGTTAAGGGGAGCGGTGCTATCCGTGTAAACAAAAACAAAGAATCATTATATAATGTTAATTATATAATGTATCGTAATGATAATTTCGGTAGTAAATGGTTCTATGCTTTTGTTGATTCACTTGAATATATTAATGCAAATGTAACTGAAATTAGATTCAGTACAGATGTATGGCAAACATGGGAAAGTGCTTTAAACTTTCACGAATCATTTATAGTACGTCAGCATATACCTAAAGTAGAGGACACAATTGGAGCAAATTTGCAACCAGAGGGATTTACAAATTTAAAATATGTTGAAGAAAAATTATTAAGAAATGATTTAGTTAAATATCATTCGTCTGATAAATCGTTGGCTATAATAGTTTGTTGTACAGAATATCCTGACGGAGATAGCGGAGTATGGAAAAAACCGCCTAAATGTTTAATTGATGAAGTACAAGGTACGTTAGCATATATCCCATTCATTTCTACGAATACATTTTTTAATTTTTTATCAAAATTTATTAATGAAAGCGGTAAATCCGAATCAATTGTAAATATTTTTACTTGCCCAATAGAATGTTTTTACGACCAGACAAGCGGTACATTTAACTTTAAAGAGGGTACACCTTTGGGGGTATCTCCGAATGTATCAGTTAGTGATGTTTGGGAAACCAATTGGATTAGATATAGAATACCAAAAATGAATAAAATAAACATTGGAACACATGGAACGACTGATAATCATTATGCTAGAAATAATAAAATGTATACATTTCCATTCACTAAGGTAATATTAACTAATAATAGTGGAAGCAGTTTAACATTTAGGCAAGAATTTTTTGACGGAACACCGACAGAGGGTGAGGACATTGTTTTTGATGTAAGGAATACTGTTTTACAACCTGTCACATCATATTGTCACCCTGCCAATTATAGAGAGGGAGATTATGTAAACGGACTTTCATTAACAAATTATCCAATGTTGCCTTGGTATACAGATACATATAGTAGGTGGTTAACATTAAATCAAAATACATTAAAATATCAACAATTGACACCTATAATTAATGCGGGGGTTAACAATTTTAATAACATGGTTTCATCATTAACAGGTGGAGCAGGAAATTATGCAGGAGCAGGTACGCAAATGGATAGTGCTAGAACGACACAAGGACAATTTAATGTCATTGGTGGAGCTATCGGAAATAGAATTGCTTCACTAGGAACGCAAATTAATAACACTGTAAATAACCTTGTATCAACTGGAGAACAAATATGGAGTTTTTACGCAAAAAAAGCTGATATGGAATTACAGCCAAATTTATCAGCAGGAAATTATAACGCAAATAATATTTTACAAATGAATCAAAAATTAAATTTTAGGGTAATGTTTCAAAGAGTATGTTTCGAACAATTCAAACAAATAGATAACTATTTTGATAAATTCGGTTATGCCATAAACGATTTTAAAGCTGTTAACTATAATAATCGTTCTAATTTTGATTATATTGAAACATCACAAGTTGTTATTGATGGTGATGTGCCAGAGGACGATATGGATACAATAAAAAATATATTCAATAGTGGAGTTAGAATATGGCATGATACATCAACATTTTTAAATTATTCAGCATACGAATATAATACTAGCGATAAAAAATAGGTGGTGATAATATGGGAAAACGTAAACCATGGGATACTAATTTGTGTGGGTATAAAAACAACACAGCTTTTATGATGTACTATTCATATCTTGCAAATTTGCTATTGTCTAGGTATGAATGGAAAAATTTACCCGAATCAATGAACGAACGTTTCATAGAATTGTGTTTGTTCGAAGATGGAAAAGCAGTATTTGTAAATGATGATTTGTATGGAATGCTGAATTTAAGATATTCAGAATCAAATACATTAAATATCTATCAAGAACCAGAAGAAATAAATGCATATTCATTAGATTATCATAAATCATACAAACTACAAGATGTTGCACTGATTTACAACAATTATACCAAAATGCCAGACTTAGGGATTGTCTGTGAGTATGCTCTAAGATTATACGATATCAGAAGAACGATAGACGTAAATACTAGAGTACAAAAAACACCATTGTTAATGTTGTGTCCAGATAATAAAAAGTTAACATTAAAAAATATTTATATGCAATATGACGGTAACGAGCCAGCTATATACGGATATAAAGACACGTTCAATGACACCGAATTTAAAGTATTGAAAACAGACGCACCGTTTATCGGTAATGACATGACATTACTGTTTAACAAAGTTCTAGATGAATTTTTGACAAGATATGGTATCAACAATGCTAATACAGATAAACGGGAAAGACTAATTACAGACGAAGTAAATGCAAACAATCAGTTGGTACAATTATGTGGTGATACAGGTTTGTTGTGCCGTAAACAGGCTTGCGAAAAATTCAACAAACTATATGGAACAAACATAGATGTTGAATTAAGACAAAAGCCAGTTGAATATAATACAGAGGTGATTCAAAATGAGCAGATATACGATTGAACTTAGGTATTTAATTGAAGGTAATTATGACTTAGGTTTAAAAGATTATCCGATATTTGATGAATCATATCGCGAACAATTAAATAATAAAATCATTCAACATTATTATTTTCGTGAAATAGGATTCGAAACAGAAGCATTATTTAAGAACAGATTAAACCAAAAGATGGATGAAATAATGCCATACTACAATCAAATGTATGAATCTTCTAAACTAAAAATAGACCCATTATCCACTATTGATTTGGAAGAAGTGTTTAGTAGAAAATCAAAAACTACTGGTGAGGGAACTTCTAGCACGTCTGGAACAGGCAATAATACAAATAATTTCAATAGTACAGATACAACAGATTATGGAAAAATAAGTAAGTTCTCCGATATTGCACAAGCACAAACTACACCTAATGAAATATTAAACGATAAATATTTAACTAGTGCGACAGTAGACGACGGTCAAGACAAAAATACAAATACAGGAACAAATACATCGCAAACAGAATCTACAACAAGCGGAACAAGTACAGACAAAAGGAATTTAGATGAGGACACTACATTAACAAGAAAAGGAAATAATGGTACTGCAAGCGAAAGCGAATTATTAAATATGTATCGTGAAACATTTTTAAATATTGACATGATGGTTATTGATGAACTATCTGAATTATTTTTAGGAATTTGGTAAGGAGTGTATTAAAATGATTGATTTTACAAAAGTACCTAATATTCACTATTGGACACAAAGGGTTTTACCTTGTGTGTTTGATGAGAGTTTATCTTATGTAGAAAAGATTAATAAACTTGAAGAAGAAATAAACAAATTAATTGAAGATTACAACACATTCGGTCAAGCTGTCACAAATGAAATTAACACATTTGAGGGAGAAACAACAAATCAAATCAATGCTTTTGTTACACAAGTTACTGATGATATTAATTCATTTAAAGAAAATGTAACTAATAACATTAACTCTTTTGAAACTGATATACGCAATATTGTTGAAGAGTTTGAAACAGCTATTAATAATGATATTGCTACATTCAAACAAACAATAACAACACAACAAGAAGAATTTGAAAATCGTGTGAATAGTGATATTAATACTATGCAGGAAGTTGTAAACGAAATTCCTAATACTGTTACAACACAAGTTAATGCAATAACTCAACCATGGCTTGTGGCAAATGTTCCTGCAATGGTTGAATCCAGTGTTGCTAACAATGTAAACAAATTTTTTGATGTAGACCAATTATATAATAGTGGAACAAGTGAAACAATTGGCGATATAAATAACTGGACAGAAACGGGGATTTATTTTGGAACTACAAATAGTGAATTTCTTAATTTTCCAGAAAGTGTTGGTGCAGGTTATAATTTTTGGTGTATTGTTGGTCATTCAGCAGACACAAGTGTATATGACCCATTGCAACAGAATCTATATATTTCTAATGGAAATATATATTACAGGTCACAATCGGATACTCAAGCGTGGAATAATTGGTATAAATCGAATATTTCAGTATCCAATATCCCATACAATACTACAATTGATTTCAACACTTATTTTTACACAAGTACAGAAGTTGCAAATGGTGATATGTGGATTGGCATATTTCAAAGTTATGATAAATGGCTAAATGCACCTAGCGGATTTAAAGTTGGTGATATTGCATTAATTACAAATGATATATTGTACGCTGATGGTACAATTATAAATGTTGAAAGGGTAACAAAAATTGGTAATACTGATCCAAACTCTCAATATATCAGCAAAACATGGAGTAGATGTAAAGTTGGGTCAATATGGAAATCATGGAATCCAACAAGTCTTGATTACCAATACAAAGAAATACTCACGATTACACATTTAAACAATTTAAAGGAAACAGGAATATATACTATTAGTAGTGAAAGTGGTGTTACAATCAATGGATTACCATCAACGGCTTTACAATACGGTTCGTTTTATATCAGAGTAACAGCAAATAACATTGGTACAAATAGCGATGAAATAATTCAAGAAATTATAAATACTGGTCCTGGTGCTAATATTTATTCACGTAAAAAGAACGGAAGTTCATGGAGCGTGTGGAGAGCCATTGCACCGAATGTGCTATATGAAGAAACAACAAATTTTACATTGTCAGGTGCTAATCCTTCATATGAAAATTACTATCCAACGACTATTTCAACAATTGGATTACCAAATGAAAATATTTTCGATGGTTTTGAAGTACAAGCAATTGTAAATATAGATGGTAAATCAAGCAATCCAACACCGATGTTATATAATGCTAATTTGGTTTATAATGCTAATTCACCTAATGTAATAACAATAGGTTTTAAGGTGTTTGATTATGAATCTCAAGCAGGAAAATTTTATGTAAAATTTAGAGTATTAGATTGGAGATAATTATGTGCACGCTAGAAAAAATTCTAGCGTGTATTTTTTACGCAATAAATTCATATTAGCTTTAACGCTTTACCATGCTAAACTATGCTACGCTATGAACCCACCGCCAAGCCACTGGAAAAAACTTATCC